AGCACCTTCAGGTTGACGCCGCTCGACGTCTCGCTGAGCTGGATGCCCGGGTCGAGGCCGCCGGCCAGCGCGGTCGGGGACGAGGCGACGATGGCGCCGGTCCCGTCCTGCCCGGGGGCCAGGGACGCGATCACGAGCGCCGAGGCGTCCGCGTCCGCGTTGACGGCGTCGACGACGTCCTGCGCGGTCGACTCGCCCGCCGCCACGGTGACGGCGATGTCGGAGCCGGCCACGACGATGGCGACGCCGGAGTCGGCCGCGCCGTCCGTGTCGTAGTCCACGGTGATGCTGTTGCCGTCCGCGCCCTTGTCGCGGGCGACGTACCGGACGTCCCTGTTCGACCCGCCGAGCGCCGTGATGAGCGACGCCGCCACGGGGCCCTGGTTGAAGTCCGCGCCGCCGGCGAGCGGGAGCACGGTCTGCGCGGTCCACGCCGTCCCGCCGGCCTGGCCGGAGGGGAACGCGACGGCGACGATGGCCTGGCCCACGGTGCCGGCCTGCGCGTTGAGGATCGCGGCGCGCACCTTCGCGGCCGTGTTCGGGTCTCCGTCGGTCGCCGCCACCCCGGCCGCGGCAGAGGCGAGTTGCACGAGGATGATGGTCTTGCCGCCGTTCCCGGAGCTCGTGGAGTCGACGCCCGTGGCGACGAGCACGGCGTCGTAGGCGCCGATGGTGACCGTGAGCGGCTGGTTGGCCGCGGCGTTCACGACCGCCTTGACGTTGATGTCGTTGCCGCCGGTGCCCAGGCGCAGGGCGGTGAAGTCGAGGCCCTTGCCCGTCGCGAAGACGGAGAGCGCGGCGGCCGCGGCGCCGAGCTGGAGGTACCCGGTCACGTCGACCAGGTCGTCCATGTTGATGACGCTGATGATGTCGTCGTCGGACTTGAGTCCGGGGACGGCGATGCGCGCCCCGGCGGCGCGGTCCTCGTACGGCGAGCCGACCACGATGGTCTCGCGGAGGTTGACGCCGTGGCCCTGGAGGTAGCGCCGCTTGTTGCGGAAGTTGTCGGTGTACGACCTGGACTCGTTCTGGATCGTCATGTCAGTCTCTCCTTCCCGTCACGCCTCTCGGCGGCAGGAGCCAGACGTTATGCTGCGCAGCTGACCATCGCGCACCTCACGTGCGCGAGGGTCAGCTGGGTGCTTCGACTTAGTCGTCGCCGAGCGTGATGCCCGAGGCGAGGACCCCGAAGCTCGGGTCGGCGTACTTCACGTCGAACCGGAGGGTCGGGAGGAACGACGTCGCGCCCTCGCGCGGGTCGCGGAAGCGCTCCACGCGGATGCGGCGGTGCCAGCCGACGTAGAGGTTCAGCGGGTGCGTCAGCATCACGAACGAGTCGTAGTCGATCTCGTCGCCGTCCACCGTGCTGACCCCGGTCATGAGCGGGATCGGGACCACCGGCACGCCCCGGAAGGCGAGCTTGAGGCGGAGGTTCTCGATCACGTTGGTGTCGCCGAGCGGCGTGCCGCGTCCGGCGAGCTCCGACTGGTACCCGTCGCCGTGCTTCACGGGCACGTAGAAGCGGAGCGCCGTGGGGTCGCGGCGGTACCTGGCGGGCAGCGACCGGATCATCGTCTTGAAGAGCTGGTCGTAGCTCGTGATGCCGGCCGCGTTGACCTTGTGGCTCGCGGGGAGCCCGGTCTGGAACTGCTTCACCAGGCCGTCGAACTGCGACAGCACGCCGAAGTCGGCGCCGTCGCCGGCCGTCCGGTCGGTGTCGTTCTTGATCGCGTACTCCTCGACGTCGCGGCCGACCGCCTCCGCGATCATGACCATGATCGTGTCGGCGAGCGCCTCGCGCTCGATGTTGTCCTCGAACATCTCGTCGGACACCGGCACCTCACCCTTGAAGAGGTTGGTGCTCAGCGTCACCAGGCCGGTCAGCGGCTTCGCGCGGTCGCCCTCGGCGACTCGCGTGGCCTCGGTGCCGACCCGCAGGATGCGGTTCCCGAAGCTGATCCTCGGGACCTCGAACTTCGGCGACAGCGAGGTCTGGTTGTTCGCCTCCTTCAGCAGCACGGACTCGTCGATCAGGATGCGCAGGAACTCGCGCGCCTGCTGCGGCGAGAGCAGCCCACCACCAGCGGGGGCCGTGATGTCCGGGGTGGTCCAGGTCGCCTTCTCCAGCCAGCGCATCAACATGTCAGGTCTCCTCTTTCATTGCCACGGCGCTCGCGGCGCTTCCGGCGTTGTGTGCGTCCCTTACTTCTTGTCGCCGAACGCGATGTTCGCGAACGACACGTCGAGCCGGGGCTCGAAGTCTCCGCGACCCTTGCGGACCGCCACCGGCTCGTCGGCCTCGATCTGCCGGGACCTGGGCTGCCTGGCCTTCGCCACCTTCTCCACGTCCTCGTCGCCCTCCGCCTTCTCGACCGGCCCGGCGATCGCCTTCGCGACCGTCTCGGCCAGCTTCTCGACCGTCTTCGCCAGCGCCGCGATGGCCGCGCTGTTCCTGTCGTCCTTGCTGGTCTCGTCCTTGCTGGCCTCGTCCTTCTTGGCCTTCTTCTTGTCGCTCTCGTCGTCCTCGCCGTCGTCCTCGCCGTCGTCCTTCGGGGGCGGCCAGGCCTTCGAGACCTCGCCCTCGTCACTCGCGTTGAAGTCGACGGAGCCCACCATGCTGGCGGGGCCGGACTTGGCGGTGAAGTTGGGGCCGAGGGACTCGTCAGCGGGGCCGCGCTTGTCGCCGTCCAGGTCGGAGTCGACCAGGCTGTACGGCTGGAGGTCGAAGCCCTTGCCGACGAACACGGGGTCCTGACTGAGCACCTGCGCGAGGCCGTTGAGCGCGACGGCGCTCTTGCGGCTGACCACGGCGTGCTTGTCGGTGCGGATCGACTTGAGCACGATGTCGGCGGCGGTCGCCACCGCGCCGTAGCCCTTCATGACCGCGTCGCCGCCCTCGCTCTTGAAGAGGAGGAAGCTCCTGCGAGTGGCCGGCTTGTCGACGCCGTCCACGCGGTCCACCTCGAGGTCCTTCAACTCGGTAGTCGCCTTCGCCATGTCGTCTCTCCTTGTTCAGGTTCGACAGGCGCTCGAGGCGCTTCCGCGTCAACCGTTCCGTTCACTCCCTACGTAGCTAATACTAACACAACTTTTCCACTCCGCGTGTACACAGCTATTTTCACGCCCACTCCGACGCGTCGAGGTCGACGTAGCACAGCGTCTTGCAGCGGCGGCACTTCACCTCGACCCTCCCGTGCTTCTCGACCGCGCCGGAGTGCCCGAGGGCCTCCGGCGGCGCGGGCGGCGACCAGATGAACATCAGCTTGCCGCACTTCTTCCCGTGCTCGTTCAGGCCGGAGCACGTGTACAAGACCGACCCGCCGGGCTGCAGCTGGCCGGCGAGCTGCGGGATCGCGTCCGCTCGCCTCGCGGCCTGCTGCGCCTGCTGCACGGCCATCGTCATCTTCACACCCTATTATCTTTCTTTACGTTCGGCCCACTCGGCCGAAAGAGCCGTTGCGGGTTTCCAACTCGCAGATCGCGCATAGGTTCTCGATTGATTCTGCGTACCTCGTCCGCGGACGGGCGGATCGGTCGCCTCCCGCCCTGCTGCCGGCGCGCCTCCGCGGCACTGGGCCGGATCGGCGAGTAGCCGGGAACCTTGCCGGCGGGCGTCGCCCCGCCGGTAGGCGTCTTGGAGCCCGGCTTCTTGGGTGTCGGTTCATAGTCGTCTGCATAGGTATCTGAGGGGCGTTTCAATGAACCAGGCCTGCTGGATGTGTCTGGTCGTATACCACCAGTCGTCCCTCTGCGCGACGGACGCGGGGTGTAGCCTGGCACCTTGCCGGCGCGGGTCTCTCCGCCAGTGCTCGCGTCTGCGCCCCGCGGCGCGCCAGTAGCGCCGCGCCGACGAGCCTCCAGGGCCGCGGCCCGGGCCTCGTCGGACCAGGCCTTCTCGACCGGGGAGAACGTCTCCATCGTATCCTTTTCGAGGAACGCGTTCGCGCACTTCTCCACCTCCACGAGGTCGATGAATGACTTCATGGCAGAGACAGGAATCATGTAGGACCCACGATGCGGATTCTTTTTTGAGGTTGAACCAGACCGAGTCGCGCCCGGAATATTGCTAATAAGCTGTCCGAGCCGCTCATTGAGTACCTCGGCAGTGATGGTACGTAGGCCATGCTCCTTCGCAAATGTTTTGATAGCGCGGATCACGCGGAGTACATTCGCGGATTTGGCAGGCGATGGAGGTGATACAGAAGAACCGGTTGGAATATCACTAAAATCTCGTAGCAGGTCCACGATCAAATTACCATCGTTCGGACTAACTTCCAGCCAAGCCGACACTTTACCGGCCTGGATTATGTAACGGTTGTTATCACCCTTTACCTGTTCGATGTGGATTGAATCGGGACTATATGTTTGAGACGGATTCGCCACATCTGGCTTGGCCGCGGCGCGCCTCCGCCTCGCCTCGAGGGCCGCGGCCCTGGCCTCGTCGGACCAGGCCTTGTCGACCGGGGAGAAGGTCTCGGACTTCCGCGGATATCTGCCTGACTGTCCTATCGGGTCACTGTCGCGGGGGTCGCCGGCGCGGCCGCGCGGGTACCCTTGCTCGCGGAGGTCTCGCGGCGCGTACACACGAATGTCGTGTTCCTCGTCGCCATCGAACTCGTCGAGGTGCGACGCGAGCTGGTCAGGGCGTCTGCCAAACCTGACGGGCTTAGGCCCCTCGACGTGTTCTTGGTCCATGTGTGTCCACGAGCCATTGGCATTGAGCTCAAGGGTGTGGCCGGAGCGTTTAGGGTGAGTGAAGTGCGTAGCTTGTGGGTTCGCTGCTCGCCAACCCCGTCGCCGCGCCTCGAGGGCCGCGGCCCTCGCCTCGTCCGTCCAGCCGACCTTCTCCACCGTTGCCGGCGCGGACTTGACGACCGCGTCCGGGTCCGTCATCTGCACGTGCCTGCTCCACGCGTCGTACCTCATGCGATGGCCTCTTTTCTCGCGTTCCCTTGGAGCGAGTACCCGTTGATCTCTCCGCGCCTGATGGCGGCCCACGCGTCCGGCTCCCACACGACGCCGAGCATCCACGAGCCCGGCGTGACCTCCTGCTCGTTCCCGCCGACGTCCTTCATCTTCCACGCCGGCCCGCGCCAGATGTAGCTCTCGACGACGCGCCCGGCGCCAGAGGCGCCCTTCTGGTGCATCAGGCCGACGCGGTCGGCGGCGGCCTTGTCCATGAAGCCCCACGCGGACTTCTCGAGCTCCCCGCTCCGCATGACGTCGCCGTGGAAGTCCGCCTCGTCGGCGCCCTCGCCGGACGCGGGGTAGCACACGCCGAGCGTGTACCGCTGCTCGTCGCCGCTCTTGACGACCGGCTCGTACCGGCTCTTGTCCAGCTCCGCGTACATCGGCAGGTGCGCCGCCTCGCCGCCGGACTCCAGGAAGTAGTAGCCGTGGCCCGCGCACGTGACCTTGTAGACGGTGCGCTCGTCGTCCGACTCGACGACCTCCGCGACCGCGAGGTCGAGCGCCTCGGCCTTGACCGCGAGCCGCCCGCGCGCGAGCGCGACGAACGCCGAGCGGACGGCGGAGACGGACGACTCCCCGCCCCCGCCGGACTTGCGGGTCGAGTGCACCGCGCGCAGCTTGGAGCGGAGCTCGTCCGCGGTGCGGGCGCTGTGGTGCTGCTCCTCCTCGGACGGGCCCCGACCCTGGTTCGCGGCCTGTGTGTGGTCCGACTCCCCGTTTGGGTGCAGCACTATCTTGTGGCCGTCAGGGTGTGTAAAATGCGTGCCGCTGGGATCGGCTGTGTAACCGTGAGCCCTGGCCTCCGCTGCCGCCGCCCTCGCCTCGTCGGTCCAGCCGACGAGCTGCCCGGCCGCGTTGAACTCCGGTTTCGCCGCGAGGTTCTTGAGCCCCCCGCGCCTCGCCGCGAGCGCCGCGGCCCTCGCCTCGTCCGTCCAGCCGACCTTCTCCACTCCCTCGTCGTCCTCGACGACGGCGTGCT